TATATAAACTCGTGTCATATTATCAAAATTTATTATTTTTCCTTTATCTTGACTTACTATTATCATAACTACCTCCTAAAATTATTAAACCTTTAAACTTTGCTATTTGTAATTCTTGCTTTGTAATCCATTTTTGCCATTTCCCACATTTACCACAATATAATCCTCTTCTATTTCCTTGTATTTCTACAAATAGTTCTTCACTATCACATTTACTGCATTTTTCTTGCATAATTACCTCCTAATCAATTCTTGGAATATGTTGATAATTTATTGCCTCAAATCCTGCTTGTGTTCTTTCATATACTGCTACTGTTTTGCCTGTGTATTCGCATTTCTTTTTATCTACTGCTTTTACATATCCCATTTTTTCTAATTCTGTTAGCCTTGGTGCTGTATAATTCCTTTCTGTACTTGGTATAAACCCTAAGTCGAATAATTCTACTGCTAATTCTTTTGCTGTTTTAGGCTTGTCTAATCTATTTAAGATTTGTATATATCTTATTTTTGTTTTATCTTGTATGTCATTAAAACTCATTTGCCTTGTTTCTGTTGTAATCATTTGTTTATCACTTCCTTTACTTAAATCTTTTATCTATACTCATTAAATCCATAAATAATTGGTCTTGCTCTTCTTCTGTCAATAAAGAATAATCACTACAATTTTTACATTCTGATATAATTCTTATTCTTTCATTTGCTTTTCCTTTTTCAATTTTCGCCTTATACTTATTAAATAAATATAAATAAATATTCTTTACATTCTTGTTTGTGTTACTTTGTTGTTCTTCTGTTGTTACTTTGTTGTTACTTTTTAATTCTTCAATTTGATAATCTTCCCATTTTTCAATGCTTACAACTGAAAATTTGTTGTTACTTTTTATACTAATCATTTGTAATTTTTCTAATAATTTTATGTATTTGTAAATAGTACTTTCTGTCATTTTTAATTCTTCTGATGCTTGTTTTCTTCCAAATACAAACTCACCTTTTTTTAATTTTACTATTTGTTGTCCTACTAACTGCTCTCTTTCTCTATGTGTTGCTTTTAGTAGACACCAAATCCAAATTTTCAATGCTTTTTCATTCTCAAATATGGGAGAATTTAATAATTTTCTAAATAATTTTATATAACTTGTATTTTCCATATCTCCCACCTTTTACAATATCAGGGATAAAACTTTATTTTGTCTTATCCCTATTGTCTAATCTAAATAACTTTTTCCTATTAATTTTATAAATTCTTCTCTTGTATGATTTTTTTCATATTCTTTTTGACATTCCTGTTTTAATCTCAAATCTAATTCATGTCCATATTTACCATGTACTCCGTATGTTTCTCTATGTTCTAAATATGTTAGCCATACTTTGAATCCGTTTTGCTCTGATATTTTTCTTTTTCCTGTACCAAAATATATATGATGTTCTTCTAGTCCATAAGTTTGCCCACTGATATAGCTTTCTTTTTTGTTTTGTAAAATTGATTTCATTTTTTATCCCATTCTTTCAATAAACTATTTATTTCTGCATCTGATTTTGTTTCTATGTCTAACTGCTTACATTCTTGTACTATTAATTCAATTAATTTGCTCATTTCTGTCGTGTTATACACACTAGACCCATAATATGTAATTACATTTGTAAAACCGTTCTAATTTGCTTTTCATTGTTTCTGTAACCCAACCTAAACCATGATTACTCCAAGCTTGTCTAAATCTTTCTACAGCTTCATTCTTTACTGGTATAACTTCATAACTTCCAATGTTCTTAATTAAATCTCTGTATATTTCTTCTTTGGGTATATGTAGCTTATCTTGTAATTTTCCTAATAGTACCCAGCAATATGCATTACTGTCTAAACTCCTTTTTTGTCTATATTCTTTTATTTCAAACTGTTTATCTTTTTCTTGTTCTAGTAAATAAGTTATTATTTTATTACTTGTTCCTACCATAATTACCTCTCTACATGTTGATGCATTAAAACATACTCTGAATTTTCTCCCATATTATTCAATAAAAATTCACTTGCTTGTTGTTTACTTAAATGGCTGTCTTTTGCTCTAAATTCATATACATATTTGCAGTCTTGTTGTTTTTCTTTTATTCTTTCTTCTATCTCATCTTCATCGTAATTACCTTCAACAAGATACAAATCATAATTTTTAGCACTTATTCCTTCAACTGTTTTTGTATCTGTCATATAAATTACTTTATAATCGTTAAATAGTACTCTATAACCACATTGTGGTACATCATGATATAATTTAATTGGTACTATTTTAAATAGCCTATAATCGTATTTCGTGCCAATTTGAAGTACATCTATATTTTTTCTTTCAACTCCACATTCTAAAAGTGGTTTTAATAACCATTCACAACAAGCAAATCTTAAAGTTGGTCTTTCTTGTGCTAATTTCTTAATTGTTTCTTTTTTAAAATGATCCGAATGTATGTGTGTAAGAAGTACTATTTTTAGTTTCTTATAATACTTCTCTAATTTTTTAAATGTAACTCCACAATCTATTAAAATTATGTCTTTTATTATTGTTGCATTTCCTGTACTACAACTTGATATAATTTTATAGTTCATTCATTGATACCTCTTTTGTATTTTCTGTTTGCTCTTCTATTTCTGCTTGGACTTCGATAGGTTCTTGTTGTGAAATTTCTTGTTGCATTTCTTCTGCTTCATACATTCCAGCTAAATCTTCAACAAATGTTTCTCTTAATGCTCTTACTTTTGCAACTTTCTCAACCATTGTTGCTCCTTTACTTCCCCAGTTTGAATTTAATTGTCCTTGTCCTGTTTTTTGTGCTACTTCATTAAAACTTACACTTGAATATGTAGGATGTGTCCAGTCTTTTCTAAATACCCTAGCCCAACCACCTACAAGTTGTTCATTTCCTAATCTAAATGTTCCTTGTCTTTCTTCTACACTTCCATCTTCTTTTTGGACTATGATTCCACTTTCCATTCCGTCATAATTTGGATTGAGTACTGCTCTTTTTAAAATTGCATCTTTTCCCACTACTAATTGTGCAGGTACTCCTGCTTTATATTTAATTAAATATGCTTCTCTTAAAAATGGGTTTAATTTCCTAACTTTGCAAAGTTCTGTAAATAACTTAAATTCTTGATTTGTTATTTTTGCGTCTGTTCCTACTATATACTCTTGCACTATGCTTGGTGTTAATTTTATTTCATTTCCGTCAATATCAAATTTGACTATTAATTCATTATTTTTTTGTACTTCATTACTCATAATCGTAACCTCCACTTTCTAAGAATTGTTTTAATTCTCTTAATTTTGTTCTTGTCCCTCTTACTGTAAATTTTAATGTCAATATTTCTTCATTCTCTTCTTTTGGTTGTTCTAATGGTCTATTAAATGCATTTTCTAATTGTTCATAACTTTTTTGAGTTATTTCGTGATTTTCATTCATTTCAATGTGTACTATTTTTTGTTCTTGTCTTTTCTTTTCTTCTTCAATAACTTTAAATCTATTTGTCACACTTGTTATTGCTTGTGATACATTTAATGTTTGTTTATATTCAACTAATATTTCCGTTTTATGCTCTTGTGTTTCAATTAGTTTTAAATCATCTACTATTTTGTCAATAAATTGTTTTGCTTGTTCTTTTAAACTTTTCATACTTGCTGATAATGTTACATTTATTCTTGCTTGTCCATATGTAATAAAACCAATATTGTTTGCTGTTTTATATTCTTCAAAATACTCTTTTATTTCTTTTTCTTTTTTTGATTTCAATTCATTTTCAACATTATCTATTTTTCCTTTTAGAATTATGTCAGCATTTCTAAATTTATCAGATATACATTCTTTATATACATTTTCAAAATCATTGTAAGGTTTTAATACTTGTTCTTTTACTAATTTTCTTTTGTTTTCAAATTCTTTATAATCTTTATTTAATTCTGCTCTTATTTCTTTTATTATTTTTACTGACTCTTCTGTACATACTAAACTTGTTGCATTTTTCACTCTTTCATCTATAACTGTACTTACGCTTCTTAATTGTTCTTCTATTACAGGTAACTGCTTTACTTCTATTAAGTCCTTTATCATTTAATTTTCTCCTTTCAATTTTTTAATTTTTTCTTTTAATTCATTTGCATATTTGTAATCTTCACTGTCCCATTTGTCTTGCATTTCTAATAAAAAATATCTGTGTTCTAGTTGTTCTAATGTTTCCATTTTTTCTCCCTCTTGCATTTCTACTAAAATTGTGTTAATATAATAGTAGAGTAGCTTTTATATGTTATTTTTGAACTAGTTTGATTTTGGTAGGTCGACTAGTTCTTTTTTATCTAGTATTGTTGTTATTTTCTTTTTTAAGTTATCAATATTGTTGTAATCTTGCTCTTGTAATACTTTTCTTATTGCTAATAATTTTCTGTGATTTCTGTAGTTTTCTAAATGTTCTTCTTCAATTTCACTTCTTAACTCTTTTTGACTTTCTTTCATTTTTTTGATTTTGTCTTCTGCAATTTTTAAATTTTCTCTACTTGCATCAACTAAGCTCTGTAATTTTTTTGTTTTTCTAAACATATCTTTCAACTCCTTTCTTGTAAAATTTTTAATAATAATGTATAATATCCTCGAAAGTGAGGTTATTATTATGAATTTTTCTTGGTTTGATGCTTTTATGACTTTATTGTTTTTATTTGCATTTGCATTCGGTATTATTACCCTTGTTCTTTATATACATTTTGTTTTTACTAAAATATCAAATCTAAAAAATTACTCTGATGATATATGTAAGAAAAACAATACTAATTCCAATAAAGAATAATGCAATTAATGCTAATTTCCAAAAATATTTAAAAGGATTATCTTTTGATAGTTCTTTATTTTTATTTTTCAATTTTCTTTCCCTCCTAATAAGTCATTCCTTGTAAAAATCCCCATACTGTAAATCCTACTGTTGCTATATATAGACTGCTATATACTACTGCTCGTCCAATAAAGTTGTATATTTTGTCTTTGTTTATTCTTTTCATTTGTTTTCCTCCTTTAAAATTACTTTTTTTTGAATTTTTACATCATATTTTATTTCAAGTATTTCCATTAATGCTCTGTTAATTTTTTCGTAATCCACATATAATCACTTCCTTTCTTTTACCGTGTCGCCATTTTCGTTTTGCACAATATTTTGTGCTTAATTATTAAAAAAAATAACTGCTACTTTTTCATTTAAAGCATTTGCTATCTTTTCCATAACTTTATAAGTAATATTTGTATTTACATCTGTTTCAATATTAGATATTGTATTTCGTGAAACTTCTGATTTCACCGCCAATTCCTCTTGAGTCATATTATATTTTTCTCTGTATTCTTTTACCCTATTTTTCAT